AGAAAAAACTTATGCAGAATTAGACAATGCACTCTTTACTGGCTGGAGTAACTATCAAGATCTATCACAAAGGTCTTTAAAGAATTATGAATATAATACAGAGCAGGCATCAATTAGAAGTTATATAACTTTCCAGTATATTCAAGATGGGGCAAATGCCTTACCTAGTACATTTACAACTACGGTTTCTGCAAAAGAAAACTCAGTTGTTGACGTTTCTGAATACTCATCTTGGAATACAACAAAGTTTGAGGTTGTTGATAATACCTTAATCTATCCAAGAAAAGATATTGACTTTAATGATTTGGCAATTGTCTATAGTCTTGATTTTAATGTTCGTGGAATATTAACAAAGCCAGTATCGCTTAAGAAACTAGAACTTGCTTCTCAGGCTTTTAATGAAAACTCATTTAACCCAATTGGAACAAGGTTTGGAACTGATCTATTTCCATATAAACGCTCTGGTATTTATTATGACTATAAAGCAAAAAATCCTTTTAGCATTTACAAAGGCAGCACTCCGTATCTCTATTTTAATAAGACATCTGGAATCCAGGTTCGTGGAGATTTTGACTACAACTTTGATCGTGGTATTTCAATCCCTATCAATCAATCTGTTGCAGAGAATTATAAGGTAAGTGCTTTTCAGTCTTGGGTTAAATATGATAAAAGATCTTTTCCATTAACACCAATAAGTTTGTTTGAAATAAAACATAAAGCAGAAACCATAATCTTTAATGTTGTTGCAAATGATGAGTTTGGACAAAGAGGCAGAATCTTTGCAAAAAATAAAAGTGATAACTCAGACTTTAGTGACCTGTCATATTTTATAAACGGAAAACTTGTTTATGACCCAGTATTAACTCTAAACGAGTGGGCTGTACTAGGAATAAACTTTGGAACAGCCTTAAACCTTGATTTATTTTTAGGGTCTATAAACTTAAACAGCCCAGCAATATTTAACAACATTTCTTTTTACCAAGCAAATAATCTTCAACAGTTGCAGTCTAGAAGCACTAGACCTTGGAGCAGAGTTAAGCAAGATGGAGAAACTGAGCAGGATTGGGCATTCTGGCTAAACAACTATTCTTGGGATAGCACCCTGTTTACATTAGCCTCAGCCCTGTATGGAGTAAATGCACAAGAGGTTTATAACAATTACATGGGAACTAATAAGATTATCATTGATGACGAAGAAGGCATGGTGTTTGATGCCGACAAGATGAGAGTCTATAATGACACTACTTGGTCGGTATCGGTAGGCACACCAGTATGATCTGGTATACTTATGGTTATGGATTCTCTATTTAGCCCAAAAACTGGCAAACCTATTGTTGAAAATGTACGACGCAAGGTCATTGATAAGCATTATGACTGGGGTCTTTACGTATACAAGAAGTCAGATGGAAAATGGTTTACTGACGGAAATGGCTCTGTATTAAACATTCCTGCTCAAAAGGGGGACATCTCAAAGATTGCAGAACTTAAAAAGGCTGCAGTATTTAATGGTGATGATGGAGAAGGCAAAGCGGTCTTTGTTCCAGGATTAACAAGAATTTCAGAAGAAGAATATTCAGAACAAAAAGACAGAATGATCCAAGGTTTAATTCCAAATGTTAATGACCTAGGCGCAATTGCAGATGCACAGAAAACATTAAAGACACACGGAAGGGATGCGTACGAAAGTGACTGATGATGATAACTTCCAGTATGTTAGAGCAAGTTTAAATACTCAAGAACAAGAGGATAGCCAGTTTAAGGGTAGCGACCCATTTAATAAAAATTGGGAAGAATTAAAAGAATACTCTGGCTTAGATCAAAACTTTCGCCGTCGTGTAGTAAGACAGATTAGCAAAGCAGTATCTCCAACACCAGCGTATCTAGATTCTGCAAATGCAGTACCTGCTGGAGTAGACGATGCTGGATCAAAGGCTCTTAATCCTGGAACTGTATACAGGAACGGATACGGTCTATTTGATGTAATTACACCACCATACAACATGTATGAACTAGCAAATTTTTATGATACATGTTTTTCAAACCACGCTGCAATTGATGCAAAGGTAGAAAACATTGTAGGTCTTGGTTACAGGTTTGATGTTACAGATAGAACTTCACTAAGATTAGAAACTTCAGAAGATGAAGGCGCAACTGGTAGAGCAAGAAGCAGAATTGAAAGAGCAAAGATTGAACTTCGTGATTGGTTAGAAAACCTAAACGATGACGACTCTTTTACAAAAATTATGGAAAAGGTTTATACCGATGTTGAAGCAACAGGTAACGGCTTTATTGAAGTAGGTAGAACACTTAAAGGCGATATTGGTTACATTGGTCACATACCAGCCACTACTGTTCGTGTTCGTAGACTTAATGATGGATACCTTCAAATTATTGGTCAGGCCGTTGTTTACTTTAGAAATTTTGGTGCAAACAATCCAAACCCAGTAACAGCAGATAGCCGTGCAAATGAAATTATTCACCTTAAGTCATACTCTCCACTAAATACTTATTATGGAATTCCAGATATTGTTTCTGCAATGCCGTCATTAATTGGTGACCAACTAGCATCAAGATATAACATTGATTATTTTGAAAACAAGGCTGTACCACGATACATCATTACCCTGAAAGGTGCAAAACTTTCTGGAGATGCAGAAGACAAGATGTTTAGATTTTTACAAACTGGGCTTAAGTCTCAGTCTCACAGAACTCTTTATATTCCACTTCCTGGAGATACAGACCAAAACAAGGTTGAGTTTAAGATGGAGCCAATTGAAAACGGTATTCAAGAAGGATCTTTCAAGGAGTATCGTAAACAAAATCGTGATGACATTCTGATTGCTCACCAGGTTCCTATATCTAAACTTGGTGGCTCAGATTCTGGTTTGGCGGCAGCACTCTCCCAAGATCGTACATTTAAAGAGCAGGTTGCTAGACCAGCACAACATCATTTAGAGAAGGTCGTTAATAAGATTATTAAAGAAAAAACAGATGTTCTTGAGCTTAAGTTTAATGAACTAACTCTTACAGATGAAATTGCTCAATCGCAGATTCTTGAAAGACTTGTTAAGACTCAAATTATGATGCCAAACGAGGCTCGTCAGGCTCTTGATTTGCCACAACGCAAAGATGGAGATGAGCCATTTGTCATGACTCCAAGACAGGCAACTGATGCTGCTGCAAATCTTTCTGGGAATAGAGCAAGAGATACAGAAAGAACAAATAACAATTCTGACTCCCCAAGTACAGTTGCTGGACGCAATCCTGCGGGTGAGGGTAGATCGTCTCAGTAATTGAGAAATCTAATAAAACATTTGGTATAATGGATTCTGATATGATGATAAATAAGGCAAATTGGACAACAGACAAGGATAGCCTACGTCTGTCAATGCCTATTGGTAAGGTAGACGTAGAACGCCGAATGGTCTCTGGCTTTGCATCTCTTGATAACATTGACAAGCAAGATGACATTGTTACAGCAGAAGCAAGTGTTCAAGCATTCAAAAATTTCAAGGGCAACCTAAGAGAAATGCATCAGCCATCAGCAGTAGGAAGAATGATCTCATTTAAAGAAGATCGCTATTTTGATCCAAATTCAAAGAAGTTTTATAACGGAGTTTATGTCTCTGCTTATGTTTCAAAGGGTGCACAGAATGCCTGGGAGAAAGTCCTAGATGGCACATACACTGGTTTTTCTATTGGTGGCAATATTAAGGTTTGGGACGATGCATATAATGCAGACCTAGACAAGTCAATTCGCATTATTAAAGATTATGATCTTTATGAATTGTCATTAGTTGATAGCCCAGCAAATCAATTTGCAAGTATTATTTCTGTTGAAAAAGTAAATGGTCAGAGTGTTGTAACTGGAACATCTGCAGATACTGTTATTGAAAATGTTTTTTACGATTCCGAAAACGGTATTGTATTAGTCTCTGACTCAGAAACAGAAGCAAGCCCAGTCAGTGGTAAGAACATGGAAAACATTGGTTTTGTAGAAAAGAATGATGACGAAAAAGCAAATATGATAAAGTTCTTAGTTGATAGTGCTAAAGGCATTAGTACAATTAAGATTACCAAGGAGGTAAATAAAATGACAGAAGCAACAGAAGCAGCAGTAGATGCTGTAGTTGAAAATGTTGAAATTACTCCAGAGGCACAGCCAGCAGAAGTAGAAACTCCTGCAGTCGTTAATGAAGCACCAGCAGATACTGTTGTTGAAAAGTCAGACGATGGTGGTGCAGTTCCTTCTGCTCCAGTAGTAGAAGAAGAGAGCGTTGCTCCAGAAGTTGAAGCCGAACTTGCTGTAGCAAAGTCAGATGAATCAGTTGCAGATGCAATTGCTGAAATCAAGAACTCTCTTACTAATGCCTTTGGCGATCTCGCTACAACCATTAAGTCTCTTAATGAGCAGGTTGCAGCACTTAACAAGTCCGTTGATGATGTGTCTACAGAAGTAACACAGGTCAAGGGTCAGTTCAATGAGTTTGGAAAGAGAGTAGATGCCGTTGAGCAAGATACCGCTTTCCGCAAGTCTGGCGATCTAGGCGAGATCGTGCAGTTTGAGCCTGTAAAGGTTCAGAAATCCCTATGGGGCGGACGTTTCCTCAAAAATTCCGACCTATTTAATTAACAATATATTCACTAGGAGGTGAAATAATGTCAGAACAAGATAAAGATATAGCCAAGAACTATCCAGGTTCAGGTGGCTCAGGAGCAGAAATTAACTCTCAGGGTTCACTCGTATCAGGTGGTGTTGGTAGTGCTACAGGTCTTGACTCAGCAGCAGCGTCTGTTGGATCACAACTCGGTAACACAGCAACAGCAAACTTCGGTGTAACAACTGGAGCAAATGCTGTTAACCCAACTGGGGCAGCAGGAGGTATTCTTGCACCAGAACAGGCTCGTCGCTTCATCGACTACGTGTGGGATGCAACAGTACTCGCCAAGGATGGTCGTAAAGTTACGATGAGAGCAAACACAATGGAAATCGAAAAGGTTAACGTTGGAGAGCGTGTCATTCGTGCAGCAGCGCAGGGTAGTCCAAACTACACAAACGCTGGTGCAACATTTACAAAGGTAGAACTTACTACAAAGAAGATTCGTCTTGATTGGGAAGTTTCTACAGAATCACTAGAAGACAATATTGAAGGTGGAGCACTTGAAGATCATCTAGTTCGCTTGATGACAAATGCATTCGCAAATGATATTGAAGACCTTGCCATTAATGGTGACGGTGCAACAGGTGATTTCCTTTCAATCATGCAAGGTTTCGTAGCGCAGACTACAAATTCTGTATACACAGGAGGAGCATATGTAAATGATGCTCATGAGTCAGTTGTTACTGTTTCTAATGATGCTTGGACACCAACAGTGATGCAAAACATCATTCTTGCAATGCCACGTAAGTATCGTGCAGTTAAGTCGAACCTAAAGTTCTACGCTGGTACAGATGCTTTCCAGGGTATCGTTTCAAACAACGGTACACTTGGCGATGCAATCGCAGAAGCATTTGCTGGTCGCCCAGCAGGTACACCTGCAAACCGTCAAGATTACCTTGATGGAAACGCACAGACAATTGGTAATGCACGTACAACTCGTGTATTAGGAATTGATG